GGGATGAGTGTGGAAGTTCAGAACGCCTTCCAGCTTCTGGCCGATCGGGTGGGGGACGTGGCATGAACACAACCCAGGTTATAAAACGTGAACTGCGAAACGCAAGCCGCGTCATTTCGAACCCAGATAGATTTTCGCCAAGCCTTATTGAAACGTCGTGGGCTGTAATTAGATCTGCCGCGAAAGCGAAAATTTATCTAGATAACATTCCCTATAGGCAAATATGCAAAGCATACGAATCGGACGAGCCCGTTATTCCATTGCATAAAATCGAAGGCTAGGATCAGGCCCCTTACGGGGCCTTTTCTTTTACTATAATACTATCATTATCTTTTGGCGGCTTATTCATTCGCTCATGGTAGTCAAGCCCAGCATTGGCTTGTTTCATCCAAAACGAGATTTCTTTATTAAATACGCGAAGGCTTACATAGTCATCCACCTTCATGCACATTAATTTCCCATCAGGGATGTTCTTTTCTTTCCAAAACGGTAGGGGTCCCATCTCCACCCTTGGCGGGATTACGGGGCTTGGCCTTGGGGGATTTAGGTAATTTAATTTTACAGTCGGCGGCGGTGCCACCACCAGATCGGCAAATTTCCCGCATGCCCCTAGCCCAAAGATAAGTGGTGGCACGACCAGCGCGAACAGGCTCTTCTGCCAGCGCCTTTTGTAATGTGCTAGAAGTTGATCTAATCGCATTGCTTTGTTTCCGTAGGGCCACCATTTCGCGATTGCGATCTTTGAGTTGGTTGTCCATTGCATGGATCTGCTGCTGATGCTTTAGCTTCAGGTCGCTGATCTGCTTGATGGTTTTCTGGGTTTCGGCTTGCTGCTGGGCGTACTTTGCTTCTAGTTCTGCCACGTCTTGCCACGCTGCTTTGAGAAGCGCCCCAGAAGCTGCCAGAGCGGTTAACGCGATTACCAGCAATATTCCAAGGATAACTGTTGGCGACGGCATTCATTACTTCCCATGCTTCCAATTCATAACAGCACTCCCACCCATATATACCATAACGGGAGAACCCAAGAAAGTTAACAACGCAATAATGACCGCACTGGTTTTGTCTACCCGGTCACTTACTTCAGGAATGAACATAGAGCAAAAGATGACGACCAGAGACAAAGCCAGACCCGCCACAAGACTGAGCCACGCCATACGACGGCGGTTCGTCATTTTGATTTCAGGTACTGGTGTTTGCTCAGCCATCGTTCATGTCTTCGTCTATGTATTCAATCTGCAAATCTTCGTCCTTAGCGGCCTCCACTACAGCTTGATATAAGGCTGAATAAGCGGCACGGGAATTACCAATAGTGAAAGCATCTTCATTGCGCGTGTGGCCTACAAGAAGACAACCGCTTGTGTGTTTTTCTGTATTCCCAGTGTGAATGTAAATCCATTTAAAATTCGGGACGTTTTGCACATGCAGCATTCCTTCATGGAAATCGTACCTTTTGGCATACTTTTTAGTCATGCCACCTTCGTCGCGCAGCTTGATGTCGTAGGTTCCGGCAGGGATGCGGGTTTCATGCATCACCTTTTCCTCTTGGGGCTGGTCTTCCAACCCGTAACAGAACTCTTCGTCATCTAGGTACACGCGAGAAAGGGTCGCTTCGTCGTTATGAGCGAAGCGTCGAACAATAATCTTCATTAATTATTTCCCTATTAATTTTCTTCCCCACATCTTTTGCCAAAGATACGAAGATAAATTGCCTTCCTTCCGATAAATCCAAAGCATAAAAGAAGAGTGCCAGAACCAATGATTATGTCTACATTTTCCCATTAGCTGCTTACCTCTTTAATCGCGTCTTTAAACTTAGCATCATCTTCGTAAGTCGGGTGCGTTGTGCTAGAGCCTGAACAACAGGGATCAATGTTAATCCCACATCTTATACACTGGATGTGACCATGAACTTCCACTACTTGTTGGGCGCTTGCACAGTAAACACAATGAAAAGTCTGTAACATCTTTATGGTTTATGTAACTGAAAGTAAATATACTCTTCATTATTAGACCCTTTGTACATAGGAATATAATACTCAATCTGTTCCTTAATAGCATCTATACGACCTGTATACTGCCACTCGTATCCGTTTCGCATTTGCTCAGTGGCTACGTTGAAAAAGTCTTTATACTTCGAGCCACCACATCCGACGAGTAATAACGAGGAGATAAATAATAATAAAATTGATGGCATAATCTTTTCCTTATTTACCTTTTGATACTGGATGAGTCCCGTTGTGCATATCAGAAAGCGATTTTAACTGGGACTCGTTAACTTTCAATCGTGCTTGAATATCTGCAACTTCACGATTACGCTTCTCTAATGTCTTGACCGAGTTAATCTCAGCCAGAATATCTAACTTAGATTTAAAGACTGCTCTTTCACTTTCAGCAGCATCTAAACGAACATTAAAAGTTTCCATTTCCTTATTAATACCTTTTAAGTCTTCTAATACACGGGCAAGTTGTGACTTAACGACTGCAAATGCTCCAGCGAGAGAAGCTAGAACCATTCCAAATTGTACAAGTTCTCTAGCTCCAAACTCCATTTAACTAGCACCTCTTTCCATTGCCCACTTTAAAAACATAGCAAGACAAAACAAAACAATAACAACGATTACGACCTTGCCGCTTTCGACTAGAACCTTATGCCAAAAATCCTTACTAGCTTGTGCCTTTCTTCTTTTATTTTCTTGAGAGACTGCCTCCATTTCTTTTCTTTTCTTAATTCTTTGTTGTCTCTCTTCAATTATCTTTTGCCAAGTTCCTGGGCCAAAAGTATTATTAATTTTTATACTTAAATTGAGTAGGGCTCTGTCCTGTTTCTTCTTCTCCAAGGTTTCTGTCATTATAGAACTGATCGAGTCGGGATCGTCGTTGTCTTCTTCTCCTGTCTTCTTTCTTATAAACTGACTGAGTTTTGATGGTTTCTTCTTTGCTGCTTCGGCTCTTTTCTTAGCTTCGGAACGATGGTGGAATAAGGCATCAAGACTACTTGCAATTCCTTGAACATCTTTGGCTGTTTTTAAACTTGCCTTAACAGCAGCAATCGCTGCCATAACCGTAACAGGGTCCATGTTGAATTACCTCTATCCAAATAGGGCTGTAGTGACCACTACACCACATATGAATCCCCCCGCCAACAATAACCAAATCTTCAGATAATTGTTATCCATTACCTAACCAGTAGTCCAACTAACAACAATATAGTTGCTCCAGCTGTACCCATAACAATACGTTCTAATCTCTTCAGTCGGGCATTTATCTGTTCGTACCGTTCCTTACAAACCGCTTCGTGTTTATCTAGTTGAGCAGTCAATGCTAACAGCCCCTCATTATCTTTCTTTTGTGTCTTCATCTTTTTATCCTGACTTTTTAACTTTACCGGAAATTCTGATAGATAGTCTTCATTCATCTTAGTCTTCCTTGCCGTTCTACAAACCACTAGTGCACTAAACCTTTTTCTTGGACCATCCAAATCTCTAATACTCCACCACCTGTAGCTCCTCCGACCACACAAGAGACATCAATTTTGTTATCAGTTTCTGTTTTTACTATTATGGTCCAATCAGCCATATTCTCTGAATAATAAACCTCAAAAAGTGTTTTAGCTTTATTACCCACCATTTGAAGTCTTAGTTGTTCTTTGCTGGCTTTTAATACTTTATCGAACCCGTCACTTTCAAAACATCGATGCGTAACCACAACCTGGCCCATATCTTGGACATTTTCAACTGCATGAGTCTTATAAGATAATACTAAAAATATTAAACTATATAATATCTTTTGTCTTATCATAATATTCCTCTTTAGCTAGGAGCAGTCGGCCAAGTAATTGTACCCACTACCGTTGAATTATTATAACTTGCAGGAAGATCGCGCAACTTTTTACGGTAATCTATCCACTCTGTTTTCTTATCGTCAGCTAACGGGGAGTCCGGCATTACACGCCAATCAGAGTTTGTTAATAGCTCGTCACGTTTGGAACGCAACGAAGCAAACGCTCTTGTTGCTGCTCCAGCTTCCCATGCCTGTTTCTTTGCAGCAAGGTATTCTGACTCAGTTAAATTGTCTGTCCCAAAAGTTATTGCCATTTTATTCTCCTAACTCTTTGAGTAGCTTCGTAGAGAAACATACCCACCAGCTATTTCTCCACCGCCTGTTAAGGCAAACTTGACTGCTGTTACTGCTGTTGCGTTGCCTACTGAACCGCTTCCCATAAATGACACGGTTGTGTATGCGTCAAGACCAAGCATAGCACCAGACCAAAATAGTCGGGGATAACTCGCATCGCCACTCTGTGGCACTAACACACATCTTGCATTGATGCCCTCACCTGCATCAGTACCTAGGTAATTGTCGCTAGCAATGTGGCCTATGTGCATCGAACTTGCTGACTGACTGGCTTGACCTTGGGGGGTTCCACTGTCCCCCCGATTTCCTAGATTAGTCCATCCATACCCTGACGTAATGTAAGATGTTGAACCTGTTCCAAAAACAGCGTCTAGATATTGACTGTCAACATGAGAGTGTAAAACTAAATCAAATTCGTAAGCTGCAACCGAGGTACTTAACCCTGTAAATGCTATTGAAGTCACATTACTTGACACGCTAACCGTAGAAACCAAAGCGGAGTTTCCACCGGCTGCGTCTTCAAACGCAGGGGGAGAGCCAGCACCCGTACTCGTTAACACCTGTCCATCGTTGCCAGTTGCTATAGCTACAGGATCGCCAGAGGCATCATAGCTAATAATATTTCCGTCCGTTCCTGCTTTCATTTCCGTAATGCTGATGGCGTCGTTTGCAACTTTCGCTTCGGTCACTGCATCATCTGCTATTGCAGAAGTGCCTACTTTCCCAGAGATAGGTTGAGGGCCAATAATACGCATCACGTAATCTCCATAATTGACAGAGTAGCATCAATACTTGATCCAGCACTAGCACCAATAGTCATAACATCTGTAGTTTCTAAAACATATTTCTGCCCAGAAAGAACTTCCAATGTAGTATCCGCAGGAACGCTAACTTCGTTTAATAAAGTAACATCTACATTAGCTGCATTATTGTTTCCTGTTCTATTACCAGTATTACTAGTAATTTTTACAGTGACAGTTCTTGCTGCATTAATTTTATTACATAAAGCTAAACCTAAAACCACAGTAGTTGTGCTTCCGGCTACTGTGTAAAGTGTTGAAAAAGTTCCGCTATCAACTGCTACATCTGCTAGTGTACAAACTTTAAACGTATTTGCCATTTAGACTTCTCCTTTCGGGGATGCTTCCCCCCTTAATCAGCCAAGGGCAATGGCTAGTGCCACGGCTGTTGCTTCAGATACCTCACCATCAGCACCAGCCGATCCGGTACTGCCCGTTGCACCAGCAGGAATCCCAAATGTAAATGCCAATGCACCGCTTGATGCTGTAAAGCTGACGCTGACTGTCGGACTCGCGCCAGCAGTCAAGCCGCTTGCCGTTGCGCTGGTGCTGACAACCCTGCCATCTGTATTCTCAAGTGCATTAGCGGCAGAGTTCCATCCAAGCAGCTTTGATGCAACTGGGTCTGGAACAACGGTTGAGGCCGAGCCTGTGTAAGTGTCGGAATAAGCAAATCCCAGATCAGATGCACGCTCTCGATCCTGAACAGCCATCGCCAGCCGGTCAATATCTTTTTCTAACGTGTCAGCAGGGAACGGATCGTTCGTAACGTAGTTTGAATTTTGTAATGTTGACGTGTTTCTGCGAATGTGCCATTGCACGGTATCGGCCGGCGCCGACGCGGCAACGACAGTTCCCGTCGATCCATCCCCACCCGTCACAGTAAAATGCGTGGAGTAAGAAAGTGTCGTCTCAACACCCGTTGCAATAACCCGTTGCACAACGATAATTTCTGCACTCGCGCCCGTCCCCATAAATGGAAAAGTTACAGCAAAAGAAGTGGCACTACCATCCCCGGTGTATGAAACTGTCTTCGTGGTGCTGCTTACAGTCATTGCACTTGCCTCCCGACCTGGTCAATAATTTGTTTCTGTTGTCGATGCTTTTTGCGTAAATCTGCAAATTCTTCTTCATATTCTGGTGCGTCCAGAAGAAGGGTTTTTGCAACCATCTTAAATATAGAATCAAGACCACTAACTAAATCTTGTTTGTCCGGCACTGTTGCTTCCTGGTATCCAGGGCTTTCAACAAGTTCTTTTAATGAATTGTAGAATGATTCACTTGGTTCTAATTTTCCTGTTATAGGACTCTTTATTGGTGGTGGCGTTGATGCAAATGTTAGAAATCGATCGTACTCTCGCGCCGTTAATCGAATGCCTAAAATTTTTCGCGGCGGCATACGAACTGGCAAACCAATCTTCACAATTTCTGTCATCACCGGGTCAGCATCAATCTTCTCTGAACTGTCCCCCAAAACGTCTGCAATGATTGGCGGCAGAAGCAGTTGCCGAACAGTAATATTTGGTGACAATCGCGGCGACCCAAACCGATCCTTGAGAACCGGCCCTTCACTTTCCTTAAACGGCAAGCGCGCATCCATTCGTTCTAGGCCGGCATAGAAGTCACGCAAGCCTAAAGGCTCATTACGATCAGCGATAATTAACGGGCTTGTTGGATCGCCGCTAAACATAGGTTGACGCTCGATTGCCGACAACAAGCTTGAATACGGTATCATTGATCCGACAAAACTTTGCACAATCTTTGATGCTTCGTTGTTGCCTTGGGCCGAACCTAAATCAAATAGCTTCGCAACATTACCCATGCTTTGGAGAAAAGTCTGTTCTTTTAAATAGTCAAAAACAACATTTACTCCTGACATAAACAGTTCTTCGCCTTCTTCCTCATATGCCGTTGGCCATCGTAATCGTTCAGCCAAATCGGCACTTACTGCAAGGACCATCGATACCGGCTCCATGCGGTGATACGACTGATACTCCACGTCGTCTGGGTGTAGGACATACATATGGCCGACTTGCAGCCAGCGCGGGTTCTCAACCTTGGGATGGACTAACGACCACCGCTTCCAGCCAATGCTTTCCAGTTGCCGGCGAAGGGTGTAATCAGACGGGCCAGAACCCGTGATGCGGCCATTGCTATACTGGTACATCGAATAACCCATAACAGACGTACCCAAGCTGGCACGGGCAATAAGTGCATCCCGCTTTATTGGATCTTTTGCATTTCGTATAGCTTTGGCAAATCCAAGTGGCGACCTCTCAATAAAGGCAGTTGTAATTTGCACGGGCGTCCGAAAGAACGGCATCAAAATGCGGCCAATCGTTGTTCCCTGCAACGCCGCACCAAACTTTCCAAGACTTCCTTCAACTGGATTAGTAAACGTCGCAACCCTTGAAAATTCCTGTGCAGAGTTCGTTGCCTCTGCGTTGCTGCCTTTCAAAACATCCTCGACTGTACTAAGAATATCTGCTTCTGTCAGTTGGGCAGCAGCAATTTGTTGCTGATCCGCGCCGGCATCACGCATGGCTTTTGCTTCTCTTCGCATGTTCATTGATCGGCGAACAGCTTGAGAATTAAGTTCCCGCCGAAAAGCAACGGCTTTCCAAAACTCATCTTCTGACATTAACAGCCGCCCAGGTAAACGAATTGCCGCGCCTAAGAAGTCAATGCCTTTCCCTGCAAAGCTTTCTTCATCAACCCCCATATTCTTTGCGCTAATCGCCCGCTGTTGTGCTGATTCAACCTTACTGGCAAGATCGCGCACCGGCGCTCCAGTTTTAAAAGCTTCGTGTGCCAATTTAAACCCATCGCCTATCCCCTGAAAGAACCCGACAACGTCTGCCAGCGTTTCTGTCATATAGACCCGATCTGTTTTAGAGCCCAGTGCCTGACGTGTAGCACCAATAACTCCAGCAAGAAACCGCTCCGGCAGTTGTATTCCCTGCATTACCAAGTTAGAAAAGTTGTTGACGACGTGCGTTGTTGGCGACGACAGTAAGCCATTAATCCACAGTTCAAACCACATATCTTTAACTTTACTATACGCGCCAGAGGCAAAATTGTTGCGCGCTCCTTGATTGGGCAGAGCAAGATATGCCTTTGCCATGTCTCGAACACTTGCTTCGCCACCATAGTCTTTAATGATTCCTTCAATGCCTTGTTGCATAGCCACGGCAGCATCACTGTCAGCAGACCGTGGAATGCGGAAGGCGCCCAAGGCACGGGCGACTTCCATCTGTGCGCCTTTCATGTTGGCTTCCAGGGCTGCATGAAACGCCAGATGCTGGCGAAACTTTAAAAGATCTTCCTGGCTTGACCTGGCTGGGTCTGCTGCAATCTTGGCCAAGCGGTTGAGTTCTACAGAGGAAGACGTAATCGCTTGCAAGCTGGCATGGATCTGTTCGGCGTTCAACATATCGCCGGGGTTTCTTTTTAAGAGAGTATCAACAACTTTACCCAGCCCCAGACCCGCGGCCATTTCTTTTGTCTGTTCAAATGTAATAGTTCCGCGTCCGGCAGCATGACCGGCGTCACGCCATATTTCAGATACATTATCAATAACGGCTTTAATTTCGTCTGGGCCTTCAATATTCTGTAAGTTAAATTCTGCTGTAGGTATTCCCTGCGCCCGTTGTGCCGCGGTTGGTGACGGTGCGCCTTCGGTCTTTCCGACAAGATCATAAAAGCTGTTAACCTCATCAGGGGTTGCCTCACGAATAACCGTAAACCGGCCAACGGTGCCTTGTGTCGCCGCGGGATCTATAGCGCTATCAAGCCTTGGTGCGTCAACTTTACCTTTGCCTAAAACACCTTTAAGAATAGCACCAAGCCCTGCCACCTGTGTTTCTTCTTGCTGTTCTGGAACAGGCGGTTCAGGCTGCACAGGCTGCACAGGCTGAACTGGTATATCATTAACAGGATCAGAAATAGTGGTGGCTTGGGGCATTGGCATTTGCCCATCAAAAAGCCCCGGTTGAGGTGCCGGGGCTGGGGTAGGTTCCATAGGTTCCATAGTGGGCGCAAGAGAATTAGTCGCCATCTATTGTCTCGCTTGTTGTCTCTTGGAATTGTTCTGGCAATTCTGCTTCTTGTTCTGCCGACAATTCTTCTGGTGGTGTGCCAAAATAAGCAAGATCAAGATATGTCTCTCGATCCATTGAAAGTCCTAATTTCTGCATTAAAAACACTAAATCATCATTGCCAGCTTGGAGCATCAATCCCTCCCGCTCTTTGTTCGATCGCGTTTCGGACTTCATCAATTGACAACTCCCCTAAACTGTATCGCGACCAGATTGCGTCTATATCTGAAACATTATTTTTACCAGATTTAAAACGATCTGTAAACAATCCTCGCACGGCTTCCCAGGTTATCGATTGCAGTTCCCGCGGTAAAATTCCAAGGTCTGCGGCTGCTTGCCTGTACGCTTCTGCATATAAACCATAAGTGCCTTGCACCCCAGTTTTCGATGAATTTGCAGCCCCCTGCCAATTCTCTGGCTGTTTCACTTTCATAGGCGAAGACCCAAAGTTGTGATGCACTTCGCGGCTTTGGCCAGACAGTGGCCTTAATAGAGCCGCTGCTACTGCATGGGTATCAATCGTAACATCTCCGTTGGCACTGTTGGGTTCGATGATGTTGTTATAGAAACTACGCACCTTGTGTTTGATGCCTAGTATTTCTGTCATCAACGATCTGTCGCCACCGCTTTCGTAAGCCCGAACGGCCTTAGATATTTCGACAAGAGATCCCCACCCGGTGCCACTTGGTTCACCCTTATCTGTTAGAACAACGTCACTGAAATTGCCTTCGGGTGTAATGATACGGTGTGAACGGTCAGCATATGTTTCATCGTGTATTCTTACGAAAAACGCTTTTTCCACAGGATCTGTTAGGTTATCTAACGTTTTGCCTGTCATCATTTCTCGCAGCGCGGCATATTTTGGCCCAGGAAATATTTGTTCCATGCGCCCTGCCATCTCGTCGGAGAACACAAAAGACCTTTGATTGGTCAAAACATCCAAGGTGCGTTCCGCAAGTGATACATTCATAAACCAATCTTTTTGCGGAGACAGTGCCGCCATAACTCCAGCGACGGATGTATCTGGAACCTCGTATTTTGTAGAAAAATCATTAGCAATTTTGTTTGCGCCTTCATACCACAACTTAGATCGTTGCCGCGTTTGTTCTGGAACCTTGTTGTGCAGATAAATTAAATTCTGTTTTACATCATCTATAAATTCGCCGGCTAACTCTTCTGCATTGGCTGAAGGGTTAGGACGCAAGCCAGGGTAAATTCGCAATACATCAGTATTTCTCTGTAACACTTTTTGGTCAGCGGCTACCGCTTTATAGCCAATGTTTAATTGCGTTGCCACCGGGTCTTCGTCTCTTTTTACTGCCGTTGGATAACGCGCACTTACCATTCGCAATTGTTCTTCTGGCTGCACATCAAGCTGCATAGAACCTCTGCCGGCACCGGCAATCATTGCATCACCAGCCGTATCAGCTGCACCAGCTTTTATTAATGTTTCCTTGTATTTCTTAAAAATCGGGCTACTTTTAAGAGCCCGGTACGCCATGGCCGCGCCCTCAATAGCGCGTTCAAATACTAGACCAACGGGGCCGCCTTCAAGGAAACGTCGAGGAGCATTTTTAAGACGCTCAACGAAAGCGTTATCGTCTTCTTGTGCAGATAAACTTGCTTCAAGCATTTCCCTAATTGATGAATCTTCATTAATTAACTGGAGGCCCATTTCAAGTAGCGTAGAATCTTGAGGGTCAACTGCGGCAACATCTGCCGCGCCATACCCCAATGCTTCTGAT